AATTTTTGTAATCCTAATAAAGCATCTTTATCTGGGTTACTACCATCTCTAGCTTCGTTAAGCCCGGTTACATCTCTTATCATTTGTAAATAATACTGATAAGTTTGTATCAAACTTTGTATTTTAGCTTGGTGAGCTGAAGTTTGTAATTCCTGTATTGGCACTCTGCCAGGATTCATATCACCATCCTGTGTCATTGATCTACCAACAATGCTACCAGTTTGGAAATACATGTTTAAAGCTTCACGAGGGTTGTAACTAGTTCCATTACCTAAATCAACCTCTGCTAAACCGTCTACGTCTAAATAAACACCATCAGGAACCATCCTAGCTAATACCTGCTGTAACTTTAACGATGTTAACTGTATCATGTCACCGAAGGTTATCATACGCTCAACTAAAGATGTTATTCTACCTTTATACATTGAAGGTGCACATAGAGTATAATTCATATTAACCTTGCAAAGATTAGAATTAGGTCTAGTCATATTTTCAGCAACTTTCCAATCTAACATTATTGGATGTCCTAGTATTTTTGCACCATGGTAAAGAACCTCTATAGACCTACTTACTCTTTCAAAACCATCATTTGGTGGTGGAGCAAAAGTATCTGGTTTTTCCAAAGCCTTCTCTAATCCATTAGCTGTTTTCTTTATTTTAAATACTTGGTCACTATATGTTTTGTATTCAAAATATAAAACCTGTATTGTATCACTATCTCTATTTCCCCTGTAACTTCTTCTGTAGTTAGTATTACCAGGCATTTTCTGAATTGTTTCTAATTCTTCATTTGTTATGTTCGGAAACTGCTTTTTAAGTTCTGGTAATGAAATGTTTTTCACCTCACCTACATAATATATATCTTCAAAATTAGGATCATCAGTATATGAATAAACAACGTTAACTGGATCTACATAGTCAACAACAACACCTTCTGATTTGTTCCAAGAGGTTTTAACAACACCGATACCAAGTTCAACTAAATCTCTGTAAAGCCTTCGTTTAGTTAATTCATATTTATTTCTATCTAGTGTGTTATTAATAACTTCTTCTTCAGCTATTTCTACAGATTGTTTATAATCTAGTTGTAAGTGTATTTCAAGTTCTTCTTCATTTTCAGGAGGGTTACTCATGTTTTTAACTTCAGATATATCAACTCCCATTTGAGCTTTAACCTCTTCTATAAAATCTCTAGTAACTATATTTTTATGAAGTTTTTCAGCATAAGCTGTTCTCTTTCTTTGAGAAGCTGGATCCTGAGCATAAGCTTTTATGTCATATATTTTTTCTGACATACCGTTAACTACTATATCTACAAACTTAGGTATAATTGCTACAGGTGTCCAATCTAAGTTTAAGTAAGACAAATCACCATCAATAGCCATTTCATCTTTGTATTTTTGTATAGACTGCTCTGCTCTAGCATATAGCCTTCTTCTATGAAACACATTGTAATTATTTGTATATCTAGCTCCGCCAACTCCAGCAGCCCACCACTCTCCCTCAATGGCTCTGCCTACTTGCAAACCATAGTCAAGTGTCATTTTCTCTTCTTGGGGAACTACCTGATCAGGAAAGGAACTTTGTGTATTAGTGTAAATCATTTATTATGTTATTTTTGAAGTTACTCCGTCGTTGTCATATCTTTTAAAACCTAAATCAATGCTCTTAACTTGTCTTTTTAAGTTTGGTTTGTATTTATTTTTATTACAAGCCATTATTGCTAAGCCAGAACTAATAGAAGCATCGTGTTTGGTTCTTTTGTTTATATCAAATTGTGACCAATCTTCTAAAGTACGCTGATGATACATATCTCCGTATCCAGACTCTCTCAAGCCTACAAAGTCTTCTATATAAGCTTCAATAGCTGCAGCATGAACTTGTTTAATATCTTCACTAGAGTTTGGTATACCACCTATTTCTTTTTCCGCTATAGAAAGTTTATTCCAAACTTTGTCTGGCCTGTTAATACTAAATTGCCTGTAACCTCTTCTTTTTAAATAGTACAATAGTCTTGGTTTGTTATTTTCAGCTAGTATAGGCATTCCATAAAAAACCAAAGCCATTAAAACGTCTTCAAAAAATATTTCAGCTGTTTGAGGTCTAGCTATGTATTCTAAAAAAAAGTGATTAGGAGGCGCATCTTCTAAAGAAAACTTTGTTAATCCATGTAACGCTCCTTTAGAACCACGACCGTCAACAGTACCGCTAATATCATAAGAATCACAACCGAATGCTCCAATATGCTCGTTACCTGGTTGTTTAACTCCATTTTTATTAATTACATTATTTTGTAAATCCAATGGCGGAACCCAGCTTACATTAAACCTACCATTTTTAGAAGGTAAAAAAACAACGCTAGTGTCTTTAATACCTTTTGACCATTGAAAATTACCAATAGTAGTTTGCACTGTATTATTTAATTCTTCATTAAAATCTATTTGCTCGTATATTTTAGTTAAATTAAATAATGAAGATTTAATTTCATCTCTGAAAGCGTGTTTTTCAGTTCTTGGAAATTGCCTGTAATATTCATTTAAACTATCAGGATCATCCTTTAATCCATCAACTTCGTTTTCCCAGTGTTCGATAACTCCAGTTGTAACTTCAATACCGTCAACTCCGAAAGTTTTATTTTTCGGCGTAACGAATACAGGTGATCCAAAAGTATCCATGAATCCTTCGTAGTTCCATTCCATAGGGATGAATAAAGAATACAATCCAGAAGCTGTTTGTCCGTTTTTATTTCTTCTTGTAACGCTTGAACTGTCGTATAATTTTTTGAAATTGTTTCCACCTTTTTCTAAAGCATTTGAAGTTGAACCCATCATACATTTACCTACGATTCTACGACCTAGTCTTAATGTAGTTTTTGTAACTCTCCAGTTGTTTAATATATTATCAGGTCTTTCCCATTTACCACTTTCATCATGAGCTAATAATTTTAGCTTTTCACCATCGTAAGAGTTGTCACCAGTATTTTTCCAGTCAATAGTTGTATCTAAGCCTCTTAATTCTTTTAACTTTACATTATCATCTAGTTTACGTCTAGTAAGTTTTGAAGCTGGAACCCTATATGCCAATTCAGTCTTCGGCCTATCCATACCATCTTGAATCGGTTTGAAGAAAAATGGATAATTAACGGATATTGGAACAACTTTATCTGTAAACATTTTCTTTGCATCTGATCCAGTTTTGAAAGTATACCAAACCTAGCATCTGAAGATATTGTTGCTTGGTTAACAAGTTCAGCTGAGGACATAAATGAAAACCCAGATCTTCTGTTTTTAAGGTAGCACATTCCGTAACACCTGTTATCTGCTTTACATGCTTCCCAAAATATAAAGAATAATCTATTTGCCTCCCTGTAATCGGCTGCGCCAACGTCGATCTTTGACCATTGTAAGTACATGTAATGAGTACCAGTAATATAAATAGGAGTACCATTATTATAGAACCAGTAACCTTGTTCTCTTCTTTTAAACTCTGCATCTATGTAATCGTACCACTTTTCTTTAAATTCTGCTGGGTATTCTTCCCAGTCGAATCTACTTTTAATTCTACTTAGTTCTTTTGGGTACTCTTGTTTTTCCCAATATTGCTCCGCTTTTTCTTCACTTCGTTTAAACGGTTCATCTGTTGCTGGTAAAGCAATCCTGAGATTCTGTATTTCAATGATTTGTCCAATTTTTCCAGTTTTACTTATTACTATAAAATCATAATCAGAGTTATAACCATACTCCCATTTTTTAAACCTATTATTTTTAGAAAATATTTTATCATTAACAGCATTGTCAACTTTTTTCCACAGTGATTGTATGTAAGTCATTTACTACGCCCTTCCGCAAAACCTCTAAAATTTCTTTCTTCTTTTTCTTCTTTTGGTTTTACACTTAACTTATCTTCTTCTTCTTGAATTCTTGTTAATATTTCAAACGCATCAAATATAGCTAACTTCTTTGTTGCAGCGGCATTTTTCAAACGATCCGCAGTCACATCTTCCCCCGTATCCACTATCGGCTCTTTTGCAACTTTTATCAACTCCTTGACAGCAAGTTGTGCTGCTTGAATTATATTCTTCTTCGTTTCCTTGACGTTCATGTTTTAATAATATATCTTTAGATTTCATACAATATAATAATTCACCATCTATAACAAACTCCCACTCTCTTTTATTAGGAAAGCTAACTATATCGTTTTCATTTACACCTAACTTACTTAATATTTTATTACTATATTTAAGCAAGCCCATGTTTTTAATAGTCTTTTCACCAATCTTACTTGAAACCAATGGTTTAATAAAACACCTATCCATAAAAGAATATTTTTGTTTATTTCTTTCATATAAATATATTTGATCTGGTGAGCAAAAATACATATCATCTTTAAAATAAGATCTACTATTCTGCTGTTTGCCTTTCATGTTGTAATATTTTCTAAATACATTATGATGTATGTAGACAATATCGCCTTTTTTTATAGGTAGTTTATAACCAGATGGAGTAGAAATTACAATAGCTTTTTTGTTGATAACTTTAAAAGTTTCTATTTTAGTATTTAAAATTAAGTTTTTATTACCAACTTTTTTAGTATTGTTGTATCTTTCACCTATTGGTTTTACTATATAGTCATATATACTATTCACCGTAGTGTAAATTATATTCTACAGCTATTGCCATGTTAGAATTAAACCTTTTCCAAGGTAAAACCTCTCCCTCTTTTTTAATATAAATAGAATATTCACCTTTAGCTTCGTCATTTAGTATGTCACATATAGTGTGACCACCATAAACTTCTTGACCTACTGAATAATGCATGGCATCATTTTTGTAATCAGATCCTATACTAATTTTTCTTATAACAGTAGACATTATTTGTCCTCCTTAACTACTTCTAGCTTGGCTTCTTTTTCAACTATAGTATATTCACCTGTAGTAACGTCTATATTTATCGAGCCATACTCTTCTTCTAATATAGATTTAAAATCTTCAGTTTCTTTATTTACTTTAGAAAAGTCGTGAAGTAAAGAATGTTTTTGTGCGGAAACATAACCTATTTGATTTAATAGATTATTCAACTTTGATTGTTGTTCTTGAATTGTTTTTAAGTGTTCTTCTTTTATTTTCATTTTATTTTATTTAATTGTTATTACTTATACTATCACTTGATAATTAATTTATTAACCCTATCTACCTTCATCATCTGGATTTAGTTCAGGTCTACATTCTCCTGGAGCCAACGCAAATTGAAAGCCAGATGCCGTTGTGAAAGTTACACAACCACTTCTTGAGTTTAAATCTATATTTGTAATTGGACCTTCATTAATAGCAAAATCAACAATAACGTCAACTGTTTTAGCTGGGTCGCCTTGTAAACCTTGTGGACCTTGTGCGCCCGCTGGCCCTTGACTACCTGCTGGACCTTGAGCACCTTGTGCTCCTTCTTCACCTTGCTCACCTTGAGCACCTTGTGATCCGTTAGCTCCATCTCTACCGTTAGTTCCATTAACCCCAGGTATTCCTTGTGCTCCATTAGTCCCGTTAGTTCCTGCTGGTCCTCTAGCTCCAGCGACTCCAGGTTCACCTTGCTCTCCTTGTTCACCAGTTTCCCCTTGAATACCTCTAGCTCCATTAGTTCCGTTTGTTCCAGGTAATCCCTGAACCCCTTGAGGACCTTGAATAGACCCACCATCAATCCATTCGTCTCCATCCCAAATCCATATCGAATCATTTGATTGTACTATATAAGCGTCTCCTTGTGCATTTCCACTTGCAGGTAAATCACTTACATTAGCAACATTACCTTTAAGTGTAATACCAGGTCCTACACCACCTTG